GCTGACTGCATAGAGTCAGAACCTGTACCACTTTCAAGACCAGCAGCTCCACCTCCGACAGGTGTAGAGTCAATCTGAAGATTACCAGATGCATCGATGTTTAATCTACGTGCAGTTGATCCAGCGTCATTCATAATGATACCACCAGCAGTTGGTGTTGATGCTGTCTGAGTTTCTAATGCTTTGACTGAGACTGTGTCAGCAATAGAAGCCGTAACTCCAGCCCCTAGTGCCACGCCTCCAGCAACTCCACTTCTACTTGCAGTTCCGATTGCTATGGGACTATTAATTATATTAGTAGTTATACAAGCATTATGACCTATAGCAATTCCACAAAATGATAAATTTGTGCAACTAGTAGCACCAACGGCTATACCTCCATAAAAACCTTGCGCGTTACGTCCTATTCCAACGCCATCAATATGTCCTATAGAACCTTTACCTATACCAACTGCTGAACCACTTCCCCCATATGATTGCGAGGAACATCCAATTGCGATCCCGTCTGTAGTTCCATCAGCTGGCGCATATGCATTATTACCAAGGGCAATTGATCTAGTTTGAGCAGAAGTTGCGGCTGTAGTCACCAAGCTATCTGCATTCTTCATAGAATCAGTGCCAGTGCCTGATACCAAACCTGCAGCAGCTGCTGGTAAACCAGTGACTGTAGCACCTGAGAGATCAAGTGTGCCTGTGAATGAAGCTGATGAGGTACCTAACGAAAGCGTTGATGCATTTGCTAGACCATCTGTTATTGTTTTTTCTGTAGCACCGATAGCACCGCTATCTCCTGCTTTTAATAGCCCTTGATATGATGAGCTAATAGTATTTCCTGTTAATGGTACATTTGCCATGTTATGTTGTTATTATATTATTATGCCCAAACTCTCGTTTCAGCTTCCCAATTTCTTGTGTTTAGATTCCAAATAAATGGAGGTGGTGTTGGAGGTGCACCGTTACATGCATCGTCTGCTATAGCATACCACCAAGAATTATTTAAAGGTTGAGTAACTCCATAGTGATTTGCGAGTGCAATAACCCAACTACCGTTGACTGGAGCTGTAACACCCTCAGCTACACAGAGAGCTTGTAACCATGAACCGTTAATTGGCGCAGTAGCACCAAGATAGAGCGCAGCAGCACTCACCCATGTGCCTCCAGTAGGTTGTGTAATAGCACCACTAGAGATACACTCTGCATAGTCTTTTGTTGCGTTTAAAATATCCATCAATTAGAAATATAATTTTACTTTGAGTTGTTTACCTTCTTTAGGTATACCTTCAGCTTTTTTACGTTAGTATTAGTAGCTTTAGTATGTTGCGGAAGGGCCGCAGTCATCGCAGTCGCCGTATTTCTCTTCATAGTAGTTTAGGTTAGATTGTCCTGTAACAAGTCCACTAAAGTATGGATTCTTCTTGTCTGGCATCATGCCATCAGTTCCAGGTGCATCATACTGTGGGAACATACCTGGATTATCGATAAAGTATTTGACTAGTCTCTTGTTATAGAATTCAGCCAAATCAAGTACTGTTTGTCTCAAATATTTGAGTTCTTCTAGAGTAGTAGGTGTAGTCTCTTCACTGGTGCCATTTAGGACGCCTTGGTTAGCTACTTTATACTTGATCGAAGGTAACATTAGATAGAGAGCATACTGCATTAGAGTAGGTCCTATGTAGTCCTTGAGCAATGTAGTTTCATTAGCATTTAGATCATCTGCTTGTACTCCATCTTTGATTCTATCGTATAATAGAGTTCCACATGAATTTTGAATATAGATGTCTTGTGCTTGTAGTATATGAGGTGTGATCTCGTTCATGCGCACGTTGTCATCCAACTGCGTCCATTGCTTCAATCTTTGTTCTGATACTAATAATACTGTATTTGACATGTTAGTCGATTGTTATGTTTTCTTGAACTGCAGGATCGTCAGCTTCAGTGCCTACCAACATTGGAGTTGGTTCGATCTCTAATTTAACGTTTAGACCATATAGGTTCAACATGTAACCAAATGTTCGAAGCAATTTCTTTTGCTTTGGTAACACTACAGTGTTCATAAAGTGCGAGTATGATGTAATAATCTCGTCTGCGTTTGAGCTAAATCCAGTACCACCTGCATGAATTCCCAATAAAAGAGGACTGCTGATCCTAAACGCGCTGAGTATGCGAGATTGCACCCTGGTCTCAAGTGTAATATAATATTCATCATTGGTATTTTCTATCGGGGTAACTTGTAGCTCCTTGCCTGGCTCTGAGAAAGCCAAAAAGAAGCGGCCAGCGTTGTCTTCTCCTGTGAAAGTATCCTCGATCTCTCTATAGATGTCTCTTCGCTCCTCAGGATTAGGTACTCCGTTTCTAAATTGCACAAACATGGAGGGGGCAAGTCCGTTGGAGATGTTGGCGTTGTGAAACCTTGATACACGCGCATCAAGCTGAATATCATTAACACCACCGATATAACTAGGTAGAGCATATACCTCGTTTCCGGGGGTATAATTCTTGCAATAGTAGATTTGGCTCGCATTATCTCCTTTCGTATCCGTAACACTAAATGCTGCATATTCTACTGGTCTATATTTTCTGATTTGGGACCAGTCAGATGAATAAAAATATGAGTTGATGTTGTCTTCTTCATCTGGTTTTCCTGATCTAACGTTAGCACAAGGTAGGTGATAGATCTCAGCTATCTTGTTGCCTTCTTTATTCCATATTAGGTTTATTGAATATGCTCCATATAAAACATAGTCTAACGCAATCTTTTCAAAGACTTCATTAATGGTCTCGCCATCTGAGTTAATGTATTCTTCACCCCAATCTATAATGCCTTCACCTACGATACCGTCTTTAATAGCATCGATACATGCGTGGTTCATTGCAGAACTGTCATACAATTTAATTAGTTCTTGTGGAAATAGATTATCATTTCCGAACTGCATCCATTCTTTGCCTCTAATCTCTCTAATAACTGGTAACTCCATAGCTTCGAACTTGGAGCCTTTGATAGAGTATAATCCTTCTGGTATATTTCTCATAGTTTAGTGTTAATAATTTGGGCGATAGTATACATCCGCCTTTCTTCTTTCGTTTGTAGATATGTATTCATCTTCGCCAGGCGCACCACCAGGTTCAGTAATGATTTTGACTATATCCTGATTATAGATTAGATCAGGCTGTGTGTCAGAGCCTTGACCAATATAGTATGTGTAAAATCCATTCTTGTGATTTACATCAAAATCAGATGGAAATGCTACTATTAGTTTAGCATACCTATCAGTCTGTGTTATGAGCGTGACATCGAATGGTCCTTCATACTCTTGCGAGTATTCGCTACGCAACCACAGCTTTGTTGTAGCTGTATTGAACGTAACTGCAGGATCATTCACATAAAAGTCACCTCTATCTTGTTGAACGATTGTTGTCATATAAACATTGTATGTTTCATATAGAAATATAAAAACAAAACTATTTGTAAATAGAAAGGGTCCCCGAAGGGACCCTCTCATTTTAGGTTATATGTAGGCGTCGATTATGCTTCGACGATTGAGCCTGTGACTTCGTATGAAGGTGAAGCTTCTGCACCTGAGATTGTGATTTCATACCCATTTCTGTCTGAATATGTAGTACCGCTAACTGATGTGCCAGCAGTCATGTATGCACCACGCTCAACTCCAACTGAGAAGTACTTTCCATTGTTGTCTTTGAACACTACAACCATATTAGTTGCTTGTGCCATCAACAAGATCTGATCTCTCTTGCTAGCTTCCATTTTATTGAAAACCATTGTGAGAGCTTGATCGTAGAATACAGTACCATTCTCTTGTGAAACGTTGATTGTCTCAGTGAAAGAACTAGTTTGTCTAGGAACTTCAAATTCAAAGAAATCACTTGGCGTCAAAGCACTACCACCTACGGTAATTGCGGTGATTGTACCTGCTGTTTCTGTAATAGACTCTACAGGACCGTTAGCGATAAAGATTTTATCGAGACCTGAGTTTCCGTCATTGCAGTCAAGTGTAAATCCCCCGGTGAGGTTTGAACAAGCCATGTTTCTTTGTGTATTTTTAGGTTATTCTAGATTACGCTAGATCGTTTACGCCGAAGACGTTTACTTGGTGTACTGCTACACCTAGTCTCCACTTTGAGATGAACTTGACAACGTCTTGACCACGGTCAAAAAAGAAGGTCATAGAACTTTCATCAGATTCTAAACCTGTACCTGCAACGATGAACTCAGCAGGACCAGCGCATACGTAGTCAGAGCCAATTAGACCAGAAGTCTTGACAACTTTGATGTTTGCGCCTGGTAGGTCAAGAGTACGACCGTCACCTTGCTCGTAGTGGTAGTAGTTTTGTGCTACTAACGCTCTACGTAGAGTGTTGAAGTTAGCAGGAGAAACGATCATGATTAGATCTTCTCTGTCCTTTACTTCTTCAGCAACTGCATCGAAGATGTTCAAGGCCTGTTCCACACAATTTGTTACCGTCCAGGCAGCAGGAGCTGCAGAAAGAGTAGCACCGTTAGCTGAAGTTACTTGAGCTTTGATACCGTTAGCAGTACCGTCACCATTGATGAGGAAGCCTTCATTATACTTCTTGACACGCTCAACATAGTATCCTGCGATGATTTCTTCGAAAGGCACGTTTTCAAGGTGTGCAGAAGGAGACATACGCTGAGACATCCAGTATTGGCGAAGGTCTTCAGGACATAGGTCCATTTTTACTTGCTTGTCACGGATAGTAATGTCAACTTGTGTGAAGTTAACGTCACCTGAAGGGTTCCATCCGCAAGCTAGGTCAGCAAC